TTTGATTATCAACGGTTTCAGGTTCTTAGAACCAACGGACACCTCGATGTATCCGGGGTCAACCTGCCTCGTGGCACGTTTAATTACACCTAGCCTGTTGAAGGCATCTCCAAGATAGTCAAACTCACCCCTTGTTCTCTCGTAATCAGCAGCCACTAGCCAATAGACACTGCCCGAAGCAGCATCAGGGTCTTCTACAATCTTGGACATTATCTTCTCAAACATATACATAGCACCAAGATTGGACTTACCTGCTCTCACGCCACCGGCAACCAGTTTGAATCTTGCCTCATCATTGAGTATCTCAAGCTGTGCAGCCGTAGGCTTGTAACCTATGGCACTGAATAAAGCATCACGTTGTTCATGTATCATGAGACACATTTTAGCATAAAATTTACAGGAGGTAGTACCACAGACACAGACCAGCAAGCGACCCCAAGAACCACCCCCCCAGCCACCTCGTGCCGTGTAGCCATTATACACGACACGCATCCACCACCCCCACATCATCCACCCCACCACACGCATTTTTTTTTCCGAATCCGAATCATACGCACCTCTCAGAGGCTCTCAGAGGCTCATAGACGGGCTTTTGGGGCTTTGGGGGTATCATGCCTCATTGTGCCTTACGTTCCCATTCGTTCCCATTTTGTTATTTAGAATGCTTTTGAGAATGTCCCTGTCCAGTTTGGAATGGTTCTCAACTGTTTGGAATTTTGTCCTATCTGAGTTTAGAATGTCTTACGGCGTTTTATATGGCGTTACGCCGTGTCCTCTATTGGCTTTTTATCTTCTGAGATTGGCACATTTATATTTATTAATGCTTGGATTAGTGCATTTGCTTGGTCGTCAATTGTGGTTTGGTTCTTATTGTCTCCGTATCTGTCAGGATATTTTTTAGACAGGAGCCACTGGCTATTTTTACTCTTAACAGCCTCATTCTGTGCAGTCGTTAATTCCGTTAATTGCAGAGCCTCAAACTCAGTTACAGCCTCAGTAACTGTATCATGTAACTTAAGTGTTAGTTGCTTGTATCTGTCGCTAGGGTTCAGGTTCTTAGTATCTGTAACAGTAACAGTATCTATAGTATCTGTATCAGTTTCAGTATCTAATGTTACACGGACTTTTTCACCAAAACGGAGCCAACCCATAGCCACAGACTCAGAAACCCCACACCGTCTAATTATGGCACTTGTAGGATGTAATCCAAGCCGTTCTATATCCTGCTTAATTAACTCAATCTTTTTATTGTCTAACTTTATTTTTCTGCTCATAGTCATTTATTATTTTATCAGGTTGAAATTATATTTAAATGAAAGTGTCACAATATCCCGTTTTAAATTAATGCTTGACATATCATATTATAGTATGTTTATAATAAGAGGGTGGTTAGTTGATGAAGTTAAATCTCAGGTGGGTCAGGGCTAGCAAGCCCAGACTAAGACACTAAGATTGAAACAGGTTGGGTTCGGTAAGTAGGTTGAGTAGAACACCAAAGATGAGGGGTCAAAGCAAAGTAGCTTAGGCTCACCTCTCAGACCCCGAACCTCGCAGGTTGCCGGAAGGGACTACTCATCCCGATGAAAGTGAATTGATAGTTACCAGAGGATTGATACCTAAAATCCTTTAATGAGCCTAAGTAATCAACTGGGATGCCTCCAATCGTGAGAGTCGAGTTCGGGGAGCCAGAGAAACCACACCGTGACAGAATGCAAAAAGTCACCTACAAATAAATAATCGAATGTTAAACAAGTCACTATTTTTTATATTTCACTGGTTGAGATTGACTAAAATACTGACATCGGAAGACTACTCTATGCGATTGGATTACGCAGTTCAGAACCTAAGAAATCTGTGAAGAGTCAGAAACGTTGGAAGACTAGATTATTTCATAAAAATTACTAGCTGATGAACTGTGAAAGTCAGGAATGCTACCAAACCTATTGATGGTGGACGGTTCCAAGTGGCAACGCTTGGATTAAATGCAAAGACTAATAATCCGAAACGATAAAATCAATGACAACGCCAAGCGACCCTCCAAATTGTCGCTTGGTTTCGTCTTAGTAAACAATTAGCAATGGAGGAATAAATGGCAGCATTTATAGTTAAAGACCACCCAAAACAAATCACTTGGGGACAATTCAATTGTTCTCACCCAATCAATGAAATCATTTATGGTTCAGACGATGGAACAGTAACTAAGTGTATGTTTTGCAATTTAGTTCAAACTGACAAAGTTTAGTTTGATTGTAACGGTTGGGGTATCGCAAGCCTCCAACCGTTACCGTTTTAGTAATAAACCAATGACAGAAGGAGGATTTATGTCATTAATAATTGAAAGCCCAAACAAAGAAAAACAAGGAATTTCAGACTTAGAAAAATTACTTGGTTTCAATGCTCAGTTTGGAGGTTACAACGAAATAACCGAAGATAACTATCATCAGGTTTACTTGAGAAATAAAATTCTCATTGAAACTAAAATGGCGTTTATGTATTTTGGTTCAGTTGAAAAACCTGAATACCCAACTTTAGAAATGGTAAAAAGTTGTATAGGTATGAGGGTCAATTGTAATCCAATGACAAACCGACAATTCAGGGCTGAAATAAAAAGACTGTTCAGAGTAACTGCTGAAAATAAAGCAAGAAGAGTTATTCAGGGATATGATGAACAAATACAACCCTAACAATATGAGGGGCAGAAATGCCCCTCAATAAATCGTATTAG